TTAGGAAACCCACTACCATACATCCATATCAACTGGTCTCGTATCTCAAACCCTGCATCTTCTATTGCTACTGCCATGCGGTGATAGGTTCTTGAGCCTGAGAAAGCTAATAAGTGCGCCCCTGGTTTAAGTAGTTTATAGATGTCTTTCCACATCTCGGTATCGAATGCTATGCCTGAGCTATCCCAAGACTTACCCATAAATCCTAGTTCATAAGGTGGGTCGCAGAGTATTCCGTCAAACTGAGGGCCAGTGTAGTTCTTAGCCCAGTCTTTAATGTTGGCGTGTGTTATTTTATACACTTATTGGCTCCTTTGCTTTAGATAGATACCACTGCAACGCTTCACTATCAAAGTAAAGATCCCCACTGGTCACAAAAGCTATCTCGGCAGAACTCGGATATTCTTGATCATATAATCGCCCTAGTCGTTTCTGTTCAGCCAGTAAGAACTCTTCGTCATAGAAGTCCTGTGCTCTAAAGAAGTGTGGTGTAAACGGTGTTTCTCCTAGTTCTGATTCATCCCAAAACGTCTTAAATTCATTGAACCCATTAGCAGTAGTTTCAATAACAAACTTACCGTTAGGTACTAACGCTGTACCTGCTGATGCTAATAGCTTCTGGAAGTGTTTGTAAAATGCCGCTTCAGACATATGGAGATTGGTAATAGTCTTTGATCTACCAAACTCTGTATTCTCAGCAGTACCAATGATGTAACGTGCGTTGTTAGCACTGTTGTGTAGTTCGTACTTAGAGTTGTACTTGAGTGGAATCTTAGTGTTATTGGCTTCTTCAAATGCCTTGATATAGTGTTTCACTCGTGAGAGTAAGTCTTGAGCGTTGTCTGCTATATCTGCAATAACTACTGATAAACTGTTCTCTTTGAATATAAAGTCTTTAGTAAACGCTCCTAGAATGAATGATGAAAAGCCCTGCTGACGAGCTTTTAAGATAATGTCTTTACCAGTTGCTTGCTCTACGAACTTTGATTGAATAGGATTTAGTTTAAAAGGAACTTGAGTACCAGTCTTATCTATGATGGTAAGTTCTTCCTCTATGAATAGTTTGGCTTTGGCGTAGGGGCTAGTCGTCATACTTAACCTCTAGTATCCGATTGATGTCTTTGTCTGGTAGATTAATCTTCCGTATTCTAGGGTTGTAGTAAAGAGCATCTTCAAAGGGCTGTTTGCCAATCAGTCTAAGCAAGAAGCGTTTAATCATTATACTTACTACCCTTTTCATTGATTACTTGTGTGAAGTTATAGGTGTTACCTGAATCATCCTTACCACTAATACCCATCAACTTCAAAGCCCTATCACTTCCCTTAATCTGCATATCCAAATCGTCAACCTCAGTCTCATAAAAATCCCCCTCTATTTGAACTACCTTTTTTGCATTGAGTGCCTTAGCTACTGGCTCTAATGCCTTATCTAGTGTTATACCCTTTGCTTCCAACGCTTTATGTAGTGCTTCCTTGACATGTGGCTTCTGTAGTATTTTAGTAGTATTTTGTGCAGCAGTAGAGTCAGCAGCAGTAGGGCTATAAACTTCGTGGTATGCTTCCACATGAGTCTTGCCCTTAGCCTTAGCTTTTACGAGTTTGGCTTCCTTCACAGTAAGCTTCTTAGCCATTCACCCTACCTTCAAAACCTTCTTGAGCCAAAGGTGTTACTTCCAAGATCTCCCTTACAGCTCTATGACCCAATCTTGTACCCAAAGGATGACCACCTTCACGTTCTCTTTCAAACACTACGTCTATGTCTTGTTGATCGTGTTGTTCTGCTCTACTCACCATGCACTCCTTATATTTATTAGTAGGTTAGTTACAAAGATCACGGTGAAAACTACCGTGATAGCTATTAGAATCCATTTGTTGATATAAGAGTCTTGGTTCATAGACCTGCCCCGCATGATTCTCGTTCACATGTCCCATCTTCTTTATACTCGTGACCGTAGACCATGCACTTTCCGTTAATAAGCGTAAATTCAGTAATCTTCATGCCACCCTCCTTTTTTCTTACGGGTTTTACAAGCATTACTCCGCATTGATGGGGTGGGCACACCAATACGGAATGATACCTATAAACTCTTTAGTTACAGTGCAAAGAGTAATCACTGCTACACTACCCTTCGTGGTCTAGAGTGCGCCTGGCTTAAAAAACATTAAAGTATAAAGAGACAAGTTTTTGCTATGAGCAAATGTTACAATCTCCGATATGATAAGGTGCTACCACTAAGCGTTATACGCCTAACCCCCCACAAGAGGGGCTATCATGTCATTCCCGTATAGGGAGTTAGACGTACAAAAAACTCTGCCTCAATAGAGGTCAGAGCTTAAGATGATGCAATACAATACCTGGATTATATCAAACCATTAGCTTGATGTCAATGCAGCCATCATTGCATGAGGGTTATACCCTTTGATGTATGAACCATTGATCTCTACTACTGGTACACCGATAAAACCAGACTTTGTTTGGAGTTCAATACCTTGCTCAAAGTCGTTAGTAATGTCTACAGTCTCATACGGTATTTGTTTGTAGTCTAAGAACTTCTTTACTGTCTTACATTGGCCGCATGTGTTAGTTGTATATACTCGTACCATTATGAACTCCTCCCCACCGTGTTTATTTTGTCTTTGTTGTGGGTGTAATTATACTTCTAGTGATTGTTAATTATAAGACTAGACTTTTACTGCGATATGGGCTTTGGTCGTTCTCTGTGATACACGATGCCTCTGTATAACCCAAATGGTGTACCATAACAAGGAAGGAATCTTGGGTCTGATAGCATTGATTTGGTTGCTGGTGGTACAATACCATCTATTACTTTCATAGCTACTCTCCCTCCTTATTGTGCGGAGTTACGCTTAGGTAAATAGTAGAATTGACCGTCAAAGTGCCATAACCCTTCCGATGGAAACTTATGAGGGTGTAGTGTGCCATCAAGGTCAACGTAAATATTCTTAGCCATCGTTCTCATGGCTACTGTGTGCACAATTTCATTGAGCGTCATCTTCTACTCTCCTTTTATATGGTTAAGTTCGTCCACTAAACTACCCCCCAGCCTACTATTTCTTCATCAGTAATCTTCTTGAGATACTTTTTGGCTTGGCTTAATGATTTAGTTTCTGGGCTGTCCTGCGACCACATATGACCATCAGGGTATGAGCACCATCTTTCAACATAGTAAATTTTTGTTCCATCACGCTGTAGTCTATAAGCTATGCGTGGTTTTTTATCTTCTCTTTTGAATATACCCATATCACTCCTTATCCTCAACTATTACACCACTGGTTATATAAGTATTTTTTGTACTGCCTGTCTAGTTCTGCGTAGTATTCAGATTTTCGTTTTTCTTCTAGCCACATGGCGTGATTGTAGCGTTCTCTAGGTCTCATACTTTATCCTTTCTTACTCTCTAGGGATTGTAGGGACTTAGTTATTCTTTTCCTAGTTTGTTTTAACTCCCACACACAATCATCAAAGCGATACCAAACTTCATTTTTTTGTAGCTTTCTAATTTCAGTGTTAATTAACCTTAGTTTGGCTTTTTGTACTTCCTTGTCTTTCCAAGATGTGAGGGCTTGGATAGTATCTTCACCCTGGTTCATGTGCTGGCAACCATCTTTACAGTCTCGGTGTTTTGCCCAGTAATCATAAAGTATTTCTTCTAGCTCTGTGTCTTGTTGTGATGTCATCGGTAATCTCCGTTTTCTTGGTACTGAATGTTCAGAAGTTTCAATACCTTCTTAAAATGTTTAGTGCATAGGTATGGGTGTTCGTAATCTTTTATCACGCCCAGTTTGGTATCAGCTACTTGCTTGCATCTTTTATACTGACAGTATGGCATCATAACCTAATCCTCCTTTTTATGGTTTATGTGGGGCATGTTAGTTACCCCTGATTCCATTTAACGCCAGTAGTTCGGCTAGTCTTACAACGGCTTCTGATGGAGTTTTGCCAGTTGCTTTTAGACTTCTTTTAGAGTGTTCTTTGTAAACACATGTATATTCAAGGTTAAAACTATTTGGTGTTTTCAATATACAACCGTTTGGTAAACCTGCAAAAATTGATTCCATTGTTTCCATTACTTTTCTCCTCCCTTAGTTGAAGCTTCTTTAGAGTTATTAAACACAAGGTTACGCACATCTTCTATGGTTTTATTGTCATTGTACATATCACTCCTTTATTTTCTTAGATTGTAACTCTTTGATACGAGCATCAATCCATTCATTAGTCATGGCTTGCCAGCTACCATACTTATACGCAGGAAGTTCCTTTAGTTCATCTATCCTAGCTTCATTTACTTTAGAGGTGATGTAGGCTTGGAGTTTTTTAATTGTTATTTCTGGCAATCCACCACCTTCGTAAACAATATCTCTTAGTTGTGAGTTACTATCTCTACTCATACCTACTCCTCTTGTTCTTGAATTGATTTACTCACTTTTTTTGGTACATATTCAGTCATTAAATCACCCACGTTAGGTACTTTGTCGCCCCAGTACCGACCTAAGTCAATGGTATCTTTTGAACAAACTCGTAAGTAGTAGTCTGCTACTTGATAGCGTGGCATATTCTGCCAGTTCGGGTATTTCTTTAACAGATATTCATACCAGTCTGGTCGGTCTAGGCGTGAAACCGTGCCATATTTGCGTGAAACTCTGCGATAACCCTCTGCAATTAGTTGCTCTGCCCTATTCACGACTCATCTCCTTTTGGTTTACTTAGCATAGATTCAAGGGCTTTAATACGCTCCTCAATGAAATCTCTGAACTTTATTGCGTTAAACCCACATATACTACAGTGGTTTTTACCTGACATTATTGCAAACTGTTCCCACTGTTCTGGCGGTTCTATTTCTTTGAGGATAGATATTTTAGCTTTTACTTCTACCTCTAACATCAGTTTCTCAAAGTTTTTGATGATAACATCTGCATTTATTTCACCTTGTCTTTCAATAGCTCTGTGATATTCTGCTTGAGTAATAACACCTTCTTCTCGGTCTGATAAAGCAATATCACATTTCACTCGATACAGATAAAGTTGGTGTTTTATCTCATCTATAAAGCTGAAGTTATCTGTGGTTTTACTCATATCACTCCTTATTAGTTGGGGTTACAACTCTTTTGCTTTATTCTTTAGTGATTCAGCCTGTTTAATCAGCTCGTCTGCTTTATCGAGTAGTTCTTGCTTCTTTTTATCGGTCTTGACTTCTACGTCTATACCAGTAATTTCTTTGAACACTACTGGGTCAAAGTTGGGTAGGTTTAGTACCTTCTGTTTTTCTTTTTCGTCACTATCTCTCCAGTAGTTAGCCCATGCTTCTTCCCAGGTAAATGTTTTGAGGTAGCCACCTCGCACATAAAAGTCTGGGTCGGCTTTCTTTTCTTCATCGGTCATTTCTGATTCGGGTATCCACTTATTAAGATGGAACTCTTCAAAATATGGGTGGTCTATTTCATCCCAAGTTAAGTCAGTCTCTTTGTTGAAACATCTGATTTTGCCTTGAGTAGTATTGAATATACCTGTCTCTCTATTTGTCGAGTTCCCGTAACCGCTATTCCCGTAACCGCTATTCCCGTCACCGCTATTCCAGTTACCGCTATTCCAGTCACCGCTATTCCCGTCACCGCTATTCCAGTTACCGCTATTCCAGTCACCGCTATTCCCGTCACCGCTATTCCAGTCACCGCTATTCCCGTCACCGCTATTCCAGTTACCGCTATTCCAGTTACCAGTGTTATCTACACCTGTATTGTTTTTAGTATCTTTTGCCATATTATCCTTCCTTTCTTTGTAGGTTAGTTTTGGCCCTTACTTCTAGCTCAGAGTTAATACGATTACGAAACTCTATAAGGTCTTCAATTGACCATAAAGTTAGGTCTTTAAGTTTCTGAATAGCTGTAATGGTGTAGGTAGTGTTGTCGTAGGTTTCTTCTAGGGCGTTTTCAAGTAGTTCAGGCAGTGACATGTCAGGTAAGTAAGTGCCGTACTTTTCTACGCCCTTTTCGTACCTCTTGTGCTGGTCAACGCTCATTCGCTGAATGATGCTTGCCCTATGTTCTTTGTGCCTGTCTGTCATAAACCCCCCTTACTCTAAAACCTGTTAATTGTTTCCTGATGTCCTCATACGCTAGCTTTTGCTTTTGCAGCTCGCTTTTCTTCTCTCTCTTTAATGATCTGCTTGAATCTTTCAGGGTCGTTTTCTTTAATCCATGCGAAGCCTTTAACGAGTCCAGTTTTTTGTCCGCCCCTTCTGCCCATTTCAGCAGCATTTTCTCTAGTGAATTTGTTTGTTTGCATAAATCTGACTCCTTTTCGTTACTCATATTAAAGTTGGTTGGTATCGTGGAACTGAATACCGTGCTTTGTACTCCTTAAACTGGTTAAATCGTTGTTGATCCACTTTCTCACTTGCAGGGTACTTATCTTTCAAAGCTCGCCTTGCTCGTGTGATACTCTCTGCTACCGTACAGCGTTGCATAAATACTGCTTTCTGCTCATCTGTGAGGTGTAACCCCTCTTGATCCCAAAGAGCCAATAAAAGCGCTTTATCGCCGTCTCTGAGCTGTTGTGGTGTGGCTGTCTTATAGCCATTCTTGAGCAGTTGTTCTACTTTGTAGTTGACTCGTTTACTCACGGGGGCCTCGTTTACTGATAGTGCCACCTTTAGAGCCCGCTATTCTCGCTCGTTCTGCGCCAGTTAGCCCGTCTTTGCCTACTACGGTGCTAGCAAAACCACCGTTACTACTTGCTTTACCACCTTTACGGCCAATATTTGCGTAATAGTCTTCACCGTATAGCTGTTTATTGGTCTGTAGTGCTTTTAATCCACCTAATCTTGTTCCTGGCATAATTACCCTCCATTGTTTTGTATTCACAGTGAGCCGAGAGAGGGTGTTACCGTCGACCGCATAAGCCTAGGATGTTATGTCTATTACCGCTCCCCCTTTCGAGTTCGCCTGACTCGGCAACCGCCAATTTCGGTAGGCAGAATATAGGTATCCCCAATACCCTCACTTAGCCCACTGTTATGGATGACATGAGAGCTAGTAGTTGCGGTGGTACAGCCTGGTATAAATAAGCCACCTGTTTAAATGATGTCGGCTGTTCGTTTTGATTCACTACCAGCACTACTGCCATCCATGTGTTGTAAATGTGCTACCTATAACTACGTTGTTTTACTACGGTATAGGTGTGATCTAGGTTCATAGGGAGCCATATGTTCTCTAGGAACTTGCGGCGCATTTTGTAATCTGGCGTCTCGACTCCCTTAGCCTCTAAAAGTTCATAACTCCCGTCATTGTGGTGGATACGAAAGTCTACCTTATGGCTCACTTTGAATGCTGGTACTCCGTCTGGTCTATGGCACCAAATCTCTACTTTGTACTGGCTCTCATAGTCTTTAATGTCTTTGGCTTGTTTTCTTAAATACAGTTCATCTGCAACTGAGGCTTCGAACTTGCTATCTCGCTTGATGCCGTCTTTCGCCACCGTCTTCTTTGCACCGTACTTGTTGCCGTACCTTTGGTAGTACATTACAAGCCACTCCTGTTAATCTGCTCCAGATAGTCCATCTTTAAGGTGTCCCAATCTGGCTCCTCGATATCTTCTATCCGTTGTTTGAGTCGGCAAACAGTGATATTGTCATCATCTATTGCCACCATTATGATTCGTAACACTGTTTACCCTCTCTTCCCACATTTGCTCTAAGTTCTAAAAAGGTTAGATCAGAATGGTATATCTTCCAATCTAATCGGCGTTTCGTCAATATCTTCAACAATTACGTCATGATTACCGTTAGCTGTTACAGCTACAGGCTCTCGTTCTTCTTCAACACGAGCCAAGATTTCATTCTTCTTTTCTCGCATTGCCTCCCAACTTGCAGGAGCTGGTGGTTGTTTCTTCAGTTCTAGGTTGTATAGAGCAGTCGCATAGGCTTCTACGGCTTTAGCAAACTGTTCAGGCGGTAGTTTCTTATCACTGTGCCTTGTAACATAGTCTGCTGCTGACTTAATAGCCATACCTTGCTTCTGCCCGTCACCATCGTACTTACTCCCACCACCGAAAGACTTGTTAGGGTCTTTGGCTGTCTTGAAGTACTTACCATACTGGCCCTCTACGATCTCGCCGTATTTTTCATCACCTACCTGCGGTTCGTTTTTAGCACTCAATGGGACGTTTTCTGATTCCCCTTGAAACAACACGTAATATTTCTTGTTGCCATAATTATCTACTCGCTGTTGGCCTGTTTCTTTATCAATGTTTGGTTTAACGTTTTGAACAATATAGTTATGTGGCATGATGCCTCCTCTACTTCTTACTAAAATGTTTAACTAACAAACTAAATGCGATAAGTACCTGTACGACACCTGCTGCGAACAGTGCATAGTACCAATAGCTCTCATCACGGTTTAAGTAGCTTGTCAGTATTGTGTATGTTGATACCGCTGTAAGGCTTACTGCTTGTACAAACTCGTTAAAGTTAGCAGCTACCGTTTTGGTTGTATCAATGGTTTCTTGAGTTTTCTTCTTTACACTCATTCCCACTCCCTTCTTACTAATTACTTGAAGTTTCCTTCGATCTCTTTCATTACTTTGTATAGTTGCAGCGCATCTTTATAGGCTGCCTTATATTTCTCTACGTCAGTTTCCACGCGGTCTTGAAACATGTTCTTCACGCTACAGTTGACGACATGTAATGCTTCAATAGGTTGGTCAGGGTGTTCTTCTTCCCACATAAGAGCGTATGCCCCCATCTGTAAGAACATTTCAGGGTAAATACCTGATCCCGTTTTCCAGTCCATGATGGTGAGCTTGCCATTTACCCTACAGACAAGATCTGCTGTGCCTGCCAACATAAGTGTTGGGGAGCAAAATACCTGTTCTGCTGAAATTGGTTCAATGTTTGTAGCCTTCCACCATGCTAAAAAGTCGTCTATCACTCGGCGGATTACTGGGCTTACTGGTAGTTCTGGTTCTTTACCTGAAACATAGTCTTCTACCCAGTTGTGTACATAGGTGCCTGCATCAGCAGCTTTGTCTTTCGCCTTGTTGTGAGCTTTGCGAGCCTCAGAACACAGTTCTTGTATCTCTAGCTCATCAAGCGCAACACCTGGCTGTATGTGAGCCTTCACGTAATCTGCTGCTTGAGATGCCGCCCACCATATGAGTTGAGGTTTTGCTATAACTTGTAGTGCAGTCGTAACACCACTGGCATATTCGCCATTGATCTTGTAGCGGTGTTTGACTGGGTCAAAGTCTAGTCGTACCTTTCCGTCGTATAAAATGTGAGATTCTAACTTGGCTATGCGTTGACTTACTGTTGTCATGCCTCACCTCGCATTTCTGCTTCTCTACCAAGACGTTCAATCATTGCCTGTGTATCAGCTAACTCCCAATCTTCAAAGTCGTAATATTGTTCATCAGTCTGCACAGTCAAGCTCCAACCACTCACCTCTTAAATCACACTCAGGTTCTTTTGGTGAGATTATGTGCCCGTCTAAACGACAACGCTTGTTTCGTACGACGATAAGCCATGTCTCAGACTCATCTTCTACAGGTACATGGTAGCTACCAAACTCATCAGTGTTGAGCAACCTGTTTAAGCATTCAACTGCTGGTAGTATTTGTGTATCAAAATACTGTATCATTCCCACTCCTTTCTGTTCTCACAGAGCGTACAGGGAGGTAAACCCTGTTACGGAAGGTCGGGGGTCTCTCTCAACCCCGACACTTACCGCCCAATACGCCCTATGAGTTACTTGAATCTTATGTATGCACCTGAGTTATAGCTTGACCAAGCAGACCAACCAGAACCGTTATATATTTGCCGAGCGGCTTTAATGTTCTTTACTGGGTTGGTGCGATCTTCGCATCTAATCAAGTGCGGACAATGGACAGAGTTAATTTGCATCAATCCTGCATCATTGCTGCCATCTGAGTTACTACCGTTATATGCCTGTGCATTACAGCCTGATTCTGCTCTCATCACTGCTTTGGCCGTATGTATTTGTGTGGCATCAAAGTTTTCAGCTAAGAGCTTGTCAGCGTATTGACATGGCGTAAGAGGAGTAACCTTTTTGGCTATTTTCCTTTTTAGAACTTTAGAGACTTTCTCGACCTTCACTTTCGGTCTAGTTACGATTGTCTTTTCTTTGTTAATTTGCGAGTGGGAAGAGAGAATGAGTACTACTGTCGCTATTACAGCGATGAGTATTTTCATACTTCCTTCTTTCTCACTAACCCTTCGGAGCGAGGCTGCCCCGTATTTTATGTATTGCTTTATAAAAGATCCGCAGCCCCCCATCGAGGGGTCAGTGCCGTCTGGCTTCTTTCGTTGCCTACGGACTATCGATGCAAACTAGATAGCCCGAAAAGCAATAAAAAAATCCCCGTACTTTCGTACAGGGACTCTGATGTTTAGTTATGCCTTACCATGGAAGTGCTCTACCACTGAGCTACGACGGCATATTATAGCCATTGTAGCAATAAGACAAGCTAGACGTCAAAGTGTGTACTTTGGTACCGACGTGTTAGCTTTTTAAGGTTCTACAAACATACTAGCAAATAGTATCGGTTATGTCAATACCCTTAATGTTTACTCGATGCTATGGTGCTCTTCATAGATCTTTTTCAGATCAGTGTCTACTATATGGGCGTACTGTTGGGTGGTTTCTAAACTTGAATGACCAAGTAGTTGTTGCAAGAATCGCATGTTTCCATTGTTTACTAAAAAATTACGAGAGAAGCTGTGTCGTAAGGTATGTGGTGTAATTCTTCGATCCCCTAGTCCTGCATTGGAGGCTGCCTTTCTAACAACAAGTTGCACGTTTGTAGGTGATACTCTTGCCCCAGTTTGTGAGACAAAGAGCGTCTTGTTATTATCTGTTCTGCCCTTAAGGTATCTGTTGAGGTAGTAGTCAGCTCTTTGATCTATGAAACAGAGGCGTGCTTTACCTCCTTTGCCTACAATAGTAAAGGTTCTATCGTGTATTTGTCCCCTATCTAAATTACATAATTCAGATACTCGTATACCACTCGCATACAAAAATGCAATTATGGCTTTACTACGGGATCTGTAAGCGTTTTTTATGAGCAAATCGACATCATGTTCAGATATGAATACTGGCACGGTATCAGAGCGTTGAGGAACGGGTATAGAATCGGGGTTAATTACAGGATATCCGCTATCTCTACAGTATTTTAGTACGACTCTCAGTTTGATGATGTAGCCTCTCGCAGTTGAGGGACTTCTTGTTTTCTCCAAGTCTTGCTTCCATCTTCGTATAAGGTCAAAGGTAAGGTTTGTTATAGGTATATCGCCAAAGTAAGCTATCAAAAGTCTACAGGCACACAGCAGTTGTTCTTCAGTTTTATGAGACTGATTTTTGAAAGCACAAACTTGACGGTAGACCTCAAAAGCCTCCGAAATGCTCACGTTTCCTCTTTCTGCCCTAGTGTCCTTCCCATCGGGGATTCTGTTGGTAGGACTTTCCATAATATATGTCCTTTAAGTTAAAAAATAGTCTTTTTCTGCACCCTCCTCTTTTGGTATGATGGTAGTTGTGAGTTAATTTAGGACTATTTTAAGGGTCTCTAAGATAGCTCGCTTTTTTTGTCTTTCCGACCAACGAACCTCATACAGATAACCAATCAGGAATGTGAATATTCTTGTAACTATTATTCTATATACCAATAATACCTACTAGATACTACAGTCCCCATTGTTAAACCTCCCTACCTTTACAAGGTAGTTACAGCAACCCTCTTTTTTAATGTACATGAGTCACTAACCACTGTACTCATTCCGTCATGGGCTGTTCTCTAAGGGCAACAGCAACCCCGTAACCACAATCAGACCAACAGCAATCTAACCCAACTCTTCTTTAGCGTGGAGTCTACCCCTGTGGTAGGGCATCGTTACGCATGTCTGTTGTTACGAGAGATAGTACGGCAAATAGCCCGTTCTACCTTTCGGTCGGGCTATCTAGTTTGCATCGAGTACCTGCATTATACCGCACTTTTTGTAGTTATGCAACAACTTTGTGTAATTTTGTTCCTGTCATGTATCCACCACATGATTGACATTGATACTGCATTTTATATCCTCTTTGACCTGCAAGTGCTTTTTTCTTGTCGGTAGCAATGATTGGAGCCGTTTCAATATCGTATATAAGTGTCTTTGCCATGATTCCCCACATTCTCGATATACGGTAGTTGTGAACGTACCGCTTCTATCATTAGTTCACCTAGTCTTCTATCAAAGTCTGTAGCCTTGTAATGCGTACCTGCATCTTCTACAGAAAAGCAAAAGTTATCTATTGCCTGGTGTATATCAGGACTTGGTACAAATCCACGCTGTATGTTTCTGAGCATGTAAATGTTCGGAATAGGTACTGGTGGTGTGTTATCGTGTAATTCACTATGAGGTGCTTGAGCAAGGCGCACAATTAAACCACTTGAGCGCCTCAAGCAACGTGATTCAGGCCGTGCATCCCACGACCACCGCTCATGTAATATATGGTGCTGTTGTAATCGCTCAGGCTTCGCCATGTAACTCTGCCCTTGCTACTTGTTGTTCTCTCCAGTTAAATTCAAGTTCAGTCAGGGTAAGCTCCTGTATAGCGTGTAGCCAACTTCTGTGGCGTTCTAGGTACTGCAAGCGCTGGTGTGGGTCAGTGGGGCGTTCTATATCTAAATCTAGGGCTTGTGCAAGGTCTGTAATGCGCTGCAAGTGTTCGTGGCTCATAGGTTATCCCATTCATCATCTATGTTTTCAATAGCCCGTGCAGCCAACCAGTTCATTGAGGCTGGATCACCTGCTAATAGTGGTATTTCATGTCGAGGCCAGTCATATTCAAGCATCTGTTCTATGAGTTCTTCATCTATGCCTATCCCTTGTAGCTTTCCATTGTCATTGCGGTAGTCTAAGTGGGTAGCACTAGGGTTATCTTTGAATTGACGAATTGTGCTATTAAACCAGTGAATTAAAATAGTCCCCTCGCCTACACCGTCTGCTGAATACCTGGCGGCGTAAAAGGGACATTCAAATATTGCATCTTCTGTTTCAAAATCGAGCACTCCAAACGGAGCCTCTACTTCAAAGCGCAAAGCTACCCTCGGTTTTAATGAGGGTTTAGATTCTTGTTCACTCATGGCTATCTCTCCTGATTCCAGGGTTGTGCTGGTGGTAAGCCTTGTGGTGGTTGTACTGGTGCGTCTGTAAAGTGTTCTCTGATGTAGTGGTCAGATTCACTTAAAGGTACATTGCAATTGAAAATAATGTGTTTTACAAAATCCGCAGCCTTCCTTATTCTTGGAAACAGATTAAATTGTGGGAATACTTCCATAGTGCCCTCCTTTGGGCGTTATTGCTCACTTACATTGATAGCTGCAAGTCCTGCGACAGCCGTAACGACTACTGAGAATAAACCAAATTGAAAATCAGTAACCGTGCCTTGTTGTGCTAAGTAAGCCATAGTCGGGCTTGCTATAGCGGTAAATATGTAAACTGCTTTTCGTGCTTTTGCTGGTAAATTTACTTTCATGTTATTTCCTTTCTTTAGCATTTCTTCTTTTTCTTCCCCATGCCTGCTCCTTTACTTTTTATATGCACCACTCCAAACGTAGTTGCCACGTTCAGACTTACCCCATTTATCTATGCCTGCTACCTTCTCACCCTTTACTTCACCTGTAATACGGAAGCGTGTGCCTTTTGGTAAGATGCGTGTTCCTGCAAGTGGAGCTTTTGAGTTTGGCTGTTTTCTGACATATGCCACTGGGTTCTTGACTGTTACCCATTGTTTCTTTGGTGCTGAGGGCTTCGGAGCGGGCGCTGGAGCCTTTGCAAAGGTAGGGCGGTAGAATCTGACATTTGATTGAGGATGTTGCACTCTGGCGGCTTTAGAACCTCTTGTGAGGTTAGCGTTATACCAGTTTTGGTCTACCGTATTTACTACACCGTTTCCGACTGATTCCACTAAACCTGTATGTCCGTAGTTCGTACCCTGAAACCAATAATCCATAACAAAGATATCGCCTGGTTGTGGGTCATTTACCTTTTTCCAACCTTTGCTTGGTGAGTCAAGTGATTTTGCGTTTCCTGCCTTTACAGGTAGGCCGAGGTAGTTTGCATAGGCGTTTACTAAATCCTTGCACTGAAATCCGTACATTCCATCAGTATCAAAACCCTTACCAACAGAGCTTTTTACCCAGTTGATTGCTTCTTTTTGCGTTCGTGCCATGTTACCCCTTTATGTTGTTTAGAAAATATACAACCAAGAACGTGAGCACTGAGCCTAGAACGGCTGAGAGAGATCCAGTAATCCACGTTTGGAAGTTGCTGCGTTGTCTAAGTGAGTCGATCTTTATTTCAAGCTCTTTGTCTTTGCTTGAAAGTTCCTGTAGCCGTACATCAATTTCTTTGAGTTTTAGTTCGAGTACGTCGTTGCGTGAGAAAGTTGCTTGATTAGTCTTGAGGTCTTCAATAGCTTCTTTGACTACCTGAAAGCCTGTGTCTACTCGTTCTGCTAGTTGGTTGATTGTTATACGTTCTGCCATACTATTTCCTTGTTTGGGTTAGGTGTGTCATGGTTAGTTCCTATAGATAGGCGCACTCAGCCATTAGTATTGTGGTTCTTAGGTCTCCCCTTATTTGGATTGAACCACCAGAACCAGAGTTTCTGCGAACGTTTAAGAAGTATGTTGCAGGTGATGTTAGAGTGATTAAGTTACTAGAACTGACTGGGCCGTTTACCTCTGTCATAGCTCCAGAGACAGTAGGGCTTGAACAAAGAGTTGCGTCTATTACACTACTGCTAGTTGTACCAAGACCAGCATACGCCTGGAGAAAAGTTGTAGAACTACTTGAGTGGAGCAAATGAGCAAAATAACTTACTCTCCACACACCTAGTGGTATATTAATACTGCCTCCGAGGTTATAAAAAGTTCCTATAGTGGGAGAGGCTTGTGAAGACTGACTAGTGCTTGTAGTAACTACCGTCCATTTTGCAGGGTCTAGTGGGAAGCCAAACGGTGCTTTTGCTCTTGATACGTAAATATTAGATATAGCAGCGTTGGCTAGTGTGTAGTCTGTACCACCGTATACCGTGAGAGTAGTAGATGCCACTTTGGTAATGATGAAGTACTTAACGGTAGATTGTGTGAGTTGTATTCTATCCCCAGCTTGGAAGCGTGAGGTGGCACCAGTTGGCACAGTGATTGTAAACTCAGGGGCTGATGCTGAACCGTATGACCACGATTCATTTACCCCAACCCAGCCATCCCAGGTACCGTTTACAGCGAAAGCACCATTTACTGTCAAACCTGTTGCAGTAACGTTTCCGTGTGTACCATCTTGGTTGTGTTCGGTTAAGATACCACTAATTAGCTGGTAAGCCCATTCACTGTCTGGTATGATCTCAACGTAATCACCAATTGCGTTACCAGTGTCAGATGCGCCAGCTAGTCTTGTAAGTGAACCGATTGAGGTTGAACTGTTTACTACACCCTTCCATATGGTTTGAGTACCTGCTACTACTGACCCCGATGTATCTACTTGATATGTTGAAAAAATCTTACCCGTAGTAGTGTCCCAGTTGCAGTTATCTACTGTTAATGATGTTCCTGCTGCTGAACGAGTAGCAGTTACTCGTGGTACATTCGGTACAGTACCCGATGCACTTATAAGTTGAAATTTATCATTTGAACTAGCACTTATGATGTTATCCTCCTACTGAGGTTGTGACCCCAGATAATGCCTTCGGGCATTTTTCTTTTAAATGTTATGTAGTAATGACACGCCATACAAAGCGTTCGGCAGTTATCTAAATCAAATCTTAAATCTGGAAATTCCGACCAGCTCTTAATGTGGTCAACCTGTAAGTAACCGCTATACTGTTCGCAATTTTCAATTAAGCATTTCTCTTTAGACATCTTGGTTTCCTATCTCAACGTACGTGGCGATAACGTCACTGAGGTTGTAAAACGTACCGAAATCTTCAGTTGTCCAGCCATAGCTGAACCACTGCAAATCTTCATCTACTTCAATCTTTACTTCCTGTGTTGCTGAATTTATTGCTGTTGGTACACTAGTTATCTGACCCCATGTTCGCTGTGGCTTACTCCATGACCATAGAGGTTCACTCCAACCGCCAATTGAGGTGGCGGGTGTAAACTCAGAAGAACCTACTTGCTGAATTGCTCCTGAATCACCTTGACCCGATACAAATGCCTGGAAAGTTCCCTGTGGTCGTAAGAGTACAAATATGACGTTTAACAAGTGCCCCCATATACGGCCATCTTCTGAAAATGAAATCTGACCACTGTTACCAGAGGTTCGCACGACGACACCATCATCATTGGTATAACTAGAGTCTGAAAACTCATAAATTGAGTTATTTACTAACACGCAGAAGTGAGTACGTCCGTCGTTATCGTTGTATAGCCACATCCAATCTGCGCCTACATTCCAGGGCTTCATCCATGCGCCTTGCCTATCTAAGTCGAGTACCCATATTTCATTATTAGATTCAGAAGCATAAGGGAGTGACCAATATAATCTTCCTTCAAATGCCAGGCCAACACAGTTACTCATGCTTGAGGTGTTGAGGCTCGATATGTCTTTTTGGATAGTGTCTGAAACCTTATCGGTTGAGAGTACGTTCTGAAGTTGTGGTTTAGTACCCGTTGTCTTAAAACCGTCTCGTGATGGGTAGTAGATATTGTTATCGTAAGTAATAACGCCGTCTGGTGAATCAGTACCGTCTATACCGCTATCTTCCATAACGTCATAGTAAGCAATTGTCACGTTTCCGTAAGTGATACTATTTGGAGATAGGAAGTACCGTTTACCGTGACCGTTGGTATTTTGGGTAAGTACGAGGATGCCAGGATCACCCTTGCCCTGGTGGAATGATTTTACTGCTATAGGTAGTTCTGTTGTTCCATTGCCTACAGGAGCAAAACCACCACCGTTGGATGGTGAGAAGTCTAACTCGTAACCAAAGTCACCACCATACCAAACGTAGTACGGGTTACTGTAATCACCAACTAAGAAAACACGACCATTTATGACTGCACCACGGGTTGCTTTTGGGCCAGCAGTCGAGTTGGTCGTTGGTGCAACGTTTATGAGTTGGAAGCCATAAGAACCGTCATCATAGAATGTCGTTGAGTCAGCAGACAAACCAGTCGCTATTCGGTAGAGTGTTGGTGTACCTGCACCAGCAGCAGCTATGCCACAGTAGATGTTATAGCTGCGAGCATTTGTAACTGCTGACCAAGTGACTTTTAGACTATGCTTTGTGCGATCCCAGAAGTCTCGATCTAAGTTAACGGCAATAGACCCTGTTGAAACAGCAGCCGTTTCACCTACTGAAGAGTTCGCTGTCACAGCGTAATAGAGGGTAAATGGCTTTGTACCAGTTGTTAAGTCAGTAGAACCCTGGTTTACGATGGTAGGAGCACCAGCATTTGAAAGAGCAGTGTATTTAGTGACGGTAGAAACATCAGATAAGTCTAGATATGCCAGGTTATCAGTACCGTTCATGATGAGTACCTTGTTTTGAATCTGAAGGAAGTGGGCTTTGGCTGAGTTATCAAAAGTGACCCCAGCAGAGCAGACAGTCCAGCTTGTGTCATCACCTTGAGCAACGTAGATATTTGTAGTACCTGCTACGTTCTGCATAGAGATCATGTAGTTGGTAAATGATAGACCGCTTCGTACACGAAATTCAGCTATTTCACCAAGTACGGTTCCTGTAGGCTGTGGGCCATAGCTTGAGAGTGATGGTCGTGGTCGCACTGTGCCATCTTGGTCAAGCATGATGTTACCACCGCTTCTCAAGCCGTCTGTAGGGGTTCTCCCGTCATCCAGGGCTGAAACAACACCTTTTTGCCACTGCTTTAGTGAGATTGTTTTGATCTTTGGAGGGCTGGTTGGTTTCGGTGTACTGAACATGGTCTACCACGTCTTCCCAATGGCGGCCTTTTCTTTCGTAACAAACTCTTTTTGTGAACCATTATTTTGTTTCATCTTTTTCATGAGTTCATTCGCTACTTCAATAAGATTCGGGTATTGGTTTTGGCGTACCAGTGAAGTACGGATATCTTCAGCAGCGACACGAGTAGCCAGCCACTCAGGATCGTCTGTTGGTACTTCGTCTACATCGGGATTGCTTGAATCAAAGTCGGCTGGAATGGTATAAGCTGGTACTTTTATTGTTCCGCCAAACTCTAGTGAATCGGCTGTAAATGGTTGAGAAAATACCAGTGTATCGCCCACTTTTGCACAGTAACCGCTTCTATCACCGTATAGCTTTAGTTTTTCAGGAGATACGAGTGTAAAGTCAGAGTAGTTACTCCCTGTCGAGTAATAGATGCGGATAGGGTTTTCTTCATCTTGAGATATCTTGTATATTTCGGTAGCAGCAGCCAGTGAGAATGTATCGGTAGCAGTCACCGTAGCAGTTAGAGTAACCACTGCATATTGGCTTACCCAGTCAACACCTGGTTCTCTCGCCCATGCGTTCTTAAAGTAATTGCCAAGCTGAACAAACTTCTGGTACTTGTCGTCAGAAGTATTTAATGTTGATGTCTTACCCTGTCCGAGAAGGTAAGCTCGCTGTACAAACTCGTTGACAGTAATAGCGTGGCCTAGCTAAGAATACCGAAGCCGATGGTTAGATCGGGGCTGGCGTACTCTTTTGCTGAGCCGATTCTATGGCTACAATTATACCACTAACGCCTTGATTTTCCAACAGTAACTTTTGCTACGGCGTATTTCTTCAGTGGTGCTTTTTTGAATGTAGTTGGTACGTTTGATGTTTTAACCTTTATGCCAGGTGACTTTGGTTTAGCTGGTGGTTTGATGGCAGCATTTGAGGCCTTGAGTACACTGGCTAGTTTTGCAGTACCAGAACCTTTGCGGCCACCGCCACCAGAACCTTTGCGGCCACCGCCACCACCACCCTTGCTGTAACCTCCGTAGCTGCTTCCCTTGTCTTCTAGAGGTGGCAAACCAAGATCAGCTCTTTCCTGGTTGTTACGAATCTTATTTTGCTCTAACCATGCTATGTATTCCTTACCTGTTTGGCTGTTAAGAGCAGCTTTTCGTGCTCCTGTTCCGTAAGGTAATTTGTGGTATGCTTCAGAAAACGCTACGAGTTTATCTGGCATGCCTGGGTTTGGCTTGTTTTTGCTATCAAACTTCACGCCCTTTTTCTTCAGATCTGCAAAGTATTTTTCTCTAGTAGCAAAGAAGTCTTTAGGCAAGCGATCGTAAAGTTGTCGTACTGTATTGCCATCACCACCAGGGTTGTTCTTGCTAATAACTTGAGCCTGCATGTATGAGCGTAGTTGGTTCTTATTCAAGTCCCATAATGGGTCGTGGCTAGGGGCAGATTTTTGATATGCCTGGTACTTATCTGCAAACTCAGGATGGGCTATTAGGTCGGCATAGTTTGATGCTTTTACAAGTGTGCCCTCATCTTTAATATCTTCACCTCGGATATTCTTTTTAGAAGGGTTTATCTTATCAAACATTGCCTTTTCGTTCTTGTTCAGAGTTGCAGTGAATTTATCTCTACGGTCAAAGTAGGCTACTGTATCTGGGTTCAATCTTTTACCAAATTTAAGAGGAGCTTCAAGAGCAGTTGCAATTGCTTGTTCTTTGGGCTTACCTGCTGCAAGCTGTTGACCGCCTCTGACCCATGAGGGCGATAGTTGACCAAACAGATAGCCACCTATTTTTTTGCTAGCAGTAAATGCGCTATCAGGTGACACGCCTTCTTTCTCTGCCGTTGCCTTATCTATGTAAATAGGGTTGCCAAAGTAGTCTCTGTTACCAATTATGGCTGTTGCATCCTGCATCGGTGCAGATAGAGCCTTGCCAGCTTCAGCTATTACACCTTTTGCGTCACCTTTTCTTAGAGCGTTTGCCGCTGAAAATGCAGCTCGAGGTATGGTCATAAACCCTGGCATAAATGGTATATTTAACACCTTTTGGTTGCCCTTATCATCTTTTTCTCCATAAGGTATCTCAACACTCAATTCTTGACCAGGGCGATTTTGCATCATGCTATGACCCGTTAATTCACGGTTCATCAGTTCGTATGCACCAAGTGTCACTGCCATACCTGCGAGAAGTTGACGGCTTGGCTTAAATTTAGGATTGTTCCAGTTTGTAGGGTAGGTAGATTTTACGACGTTCCCAAGAGCACCGAGGATTGATTCACGGTATTTAGGTGCAAACAGAAATATGCCTGCAACATCTTCTGTCAAGCCGCTTCTACCTTTGAGGATAGTGTCTACATGACCAGTAAACGTTTTGGTAGTTTCAGCAGCTAAGTCTAGTGCTTTATCATGACCAAGTTTTTTCACTGATTGTGCATATACTTCTTGAGCGGTTGAGAGCATACGGTTTGGCATATACCTACCGAATGTCGGATTGTTTCCTAGTTTATTCCAGCCACGAGCGACTATGTTCTTACCTTCGCCAGTAAGCTTTGTCTGTGGCTGTATGTAAAGGCCTCTGTCAGCCATTTGGCGTACAAAGTCACTATTCTTTATCTGTTTACCGCCAGCCTTAAATGTACCCTCTGCAAAGCGTTTTTGTGTGCCTTTATTGCCCCTGAAGAAGTCACCGAGTAAGTGTCCTTCTTGTTTTGTAGCTTGTATAGGGTGTAGTGGTGCTTTACCAATATTTCTAGTGGTGTCTTTTACCATTTGACCAGCTACGAAGAAGTTAGCGTTTGTTCCTGGTACACCACCTTGCAACATTACATCCTGAGCCACACCAAAGGCGTGAGCTGTTTTAGCTATAGCCTTTGCTAAACCAGTCGAGTCTTTCTGAAGTACTCCGTTTATAACATCAGCAACTTGTTTCTTGGCATATAGTTGACTACCATCAGGTGCGAATACACCCATAAGTGGGGTGCCACCGCTTTGGTTAGTAGTAAAGATACCACCTTCCATACCTTTTTGTACCACTTTTCTGTTTTGTGCAACTTGCTCAACCTTACTAGCTGCATGACCAAGCATCTGCTCTAAGTTCTTATCCCTCGGAGTAAGACCAAAACTTTCAGCCTCTTTGTAAGTGTTGAAAGTACGGCGATTTGCTGCGCCCGTAGTTTTAGCAAGTCGTTTGGTGGCTTCTTCAACCGTTGCAGCATCTTGAGCGTAACTTTGAGGTATATAGTTTTTACGATATTGAATGGTAGGGTCAAGGGCTTGTTGCTTTCTGAATAATTCATCAGTTACCTGCTTGATAGCTGCACCCATTTGTTTTTCTGCTGGTGTATCTAGTGCGCCAGCTTGGTACTTATCTATAAATTTACGGTCAAGTTTCACGCCAAGACGTTTAGCTTTTGTAGTGAGATCGGCAGCAATTATAGAGGCTTCAACATTGCCCTTCCCTTTCGATTTGCTTATCTCGCCAAGAACAGACTTCACCACAGCATCTTTTTTAACCCTTCCTTTTATCTGACGTGGTGCGGCTTCATTGAACCTGGTAACACCTGTATTTTCTAGTGGTACTGCGGTCATATCACTTTGTGGGCGTAGTCGTGATTGAGGGTTATCTATTGGTAGTTTTGGTGCAGAGTACTTAGATGTGCTGGGTGTAACAGGAACATCATTTTTATTGACTTGTAAGAAATCTGGGGCATCAGGATTGATAACATCTTCAGTCTGTTTCGTGGCCTTCAACCCACCCTTACCATCAGGAGCTATTCGTACAGTATCTTTCCTACCAGCTCGACCTTTGGTTTCTTTGAGGATGAAGCCCTTAGGTTTAATACCAGCATCTTCTAGGTTCTGTTCAAATTGTGATTTTGTTTTCTCAATTTCTTTTTTTGTACCATAAAGATATGAGTCTTTACCCAATTGACCCTCTTTGCGACGGGCGGCAAACTGTTTTTTTGTTTCGTTAGCATCGTAGTAAGTCTTAGGATCGTCAAAAATATCTATATCATCAGCCTTAGGTACTGTAGTTTCTTTCTGGGCTTGGTTGTAGAGGTCGGTAATATCAAATCGTCTTGCATTGGCGACTTCTGGTTTTAACAGGACTTCACTAACACCGTTTCCATAGCCAACTTTTACACCATCGTAACCTTCTGGTATTCTCTTGTGGTCGCCTCGTACATACTGTTCATCTGTAAACTTTTGCTTAGTGCGGTCTACAATCTTTAGCCCTTTGGTATCTATGGCGACTTCTGCGAGTCCAGAACCGTCACGGGCGTAGTTGTCTTTAGTAATCTTGCCGTGTTTTTGCCAGTCGTAAGCAGTCATGCCGTAAACTTCGCCACGTTTCTCACCTAGCCCTGTTTCTTTTCCAGCCTTAAAGCCCTCAGTCTTTATTTTGTCTGCGGTGTTCTTACCTGTTTGGTGGAGTATAACGTCGTCGTTATATATCAGATTCTTTCTGAACTCCTCAGCACTCTTATACTTCCTAGCCTCTTGCTTTAGGGATTCTAGGGGGTCTTGATCTGGTCTTACATCTCTACCTATAGCACCTACTTCGTTGAGGGGTTTGATACCTAGTTTGTCTTTTAGAGATTTCTTAGCCCCAGCTACTCTTCCAACTAGCTGTCCCTCGTCGCCGTTTATCCAGGCCACCTCGTCTAGACCAACTTCTTTAGAATAGACTTTACCACCACCAGCGTACTCACTAGCCTGTATTTCTGATGGGGTAACAAATTGTGCGTTGTTACTATCGAGTGGCTTTGAGCTATATATAGTTACCTTGCCATCTTTTAGTGCTTTAGCACCAGCGTTCCTGTTGAAGTCTGGGTAAGTGAATGATTCTGGGTCGTCAAATGCTTCCCTAAATGTTTTGATGTCGTCAACCGAACGAATACCCGTGTTGTACTCGTTTAGCATTGGGTTTGACTTGTTGACTACCTCTAGCTGCCTTGCTTTAAAGGGGTCAGTGACTGATGGTTGTTTTGCTGTTTGTTTGATTTCTCTTGTGTTGCCATACCTATCGGTGATCGAGGTGTAGCCCTGCTTGCTAAAATACTGTAAGTCTTGCCCCGATAACTTTGTTACGTCTGTAGAATTAGTTTTAGGAATTACGTATGTTTTAGACGGTCCAACTGGTGTTTGAACGTATCCGCCCTCATTCAAAGGCGTAATCACCCTCTCTTTAGCAACCTGAATTCGTGCCCTCATACTTTGAGGATCAGGTTGTGCTTGTACTGGTTCTGCCATGAACTTGTCTTGCTGTAGTCGTTGTTCAAATACTCCAGCTAGTTCTTGTGTAGTAGACGGCATAGGTAGCCCGTAGCGTTCAGCTATTCTACTAGCGTCAATTTCTAATCTGTGGGCTTCGTTTGGTCGTGGTTTGTATATACCCCTTTGATAATCAATAAAGTCAGACATAACGTTTTGATCTTCTGGGTGAATCTTTTTAGGCGTACGACCTAACTCTATAAAGCCTGCTTGATTCAATGGCTTTACATTCATGTTTCTGAGGAATTTAGTAGCACCAGACTTTAGTGTTCTACCAGCTACACCAGCAACACCAGGGAGTATGTTTGCACCAGCACCGAGAAGCCCTGATAAGCCTGCTTCTGGTAAGCTAATCTGGTTTAGTTTTTTGCCCTCACCCAACTGGTTTACTACGTTGATGCCTGAAGCAGCCCCAAAGCCTCTTGCTAATGCTCCTGGAGCGGCTCTCCATGCTTCTGCACCACCCTTTGCAAGAACACCAGCCTTTACGGGAGTATAGAGTGTTGAGCCAATATTGAAAGCATCAGTACCGAGTTGACCAGCACCCTTCATACCGTCTGCATAACGTTGTTGACCGCTCGAAACATCTGAGTAGCGTGCGAACGAATCAGCCACAGGTTTAGCAATACTGTTTGCGGTAAACTTGACCACCCGATTCTTGCCAATTGAAGATTCGCCAAGTTTCTTGAAACCAGCGTCTACCATCTTTGTAGAATCAACTGGAGTTATACCAAGTTTTTTACCCACAGTATTTGTAATGAGTGAACCTGCGGTGAGTGGGTTTGCTCTTACAATGTTTGTTGGGTTTATTGCTTTAGATGCAGCAGTTTTTACTATCTCGCTAGGGTTGTTCTGCATGCGCTGTAACTCTTGCTGACTAAATAAAGAGTTGGCAAGATTGGATATAGGCTGTTGCAATGGTTTTGTGATAGTGGAGCCAACACGATCTATAAATGAAGGCCCTGGTTGCTGTGGTCTTTGTATTTGTGGTTGCTGAACTTGTGGGCGAGGTGCAGCCTTTTGAGCAGCATATTGTTGACGCTGCTTCTTGTTTTCTTCTTTATCCCAAAAATCTAAGCCGCTCCATACGTGGTTAAGAAGGCTTGCCATGATCTACCCCCTTAAAATAACGGTTGCTGTTGACGGTCTTCTGGTTTCATACCAAGTAGGTAACTAAGTACTGATCCACCAGCAGATGAGTTGCCGTAAGCTGATCCAAGTTGAGGAGCACCCACTTCACCAACGGTGTAACTCGCTACTTCAGGAGCAGTGTATACAGGTGTTTTACCACCGTAAGTTGGTCGGAATCGTGCAAGTGAATCTACTTTACCTGCTGATGCGTTAATCTTGCTTACTAGATCATTTGCAGCAGCTTGATCTGGGCTAAGCTGTAGAAGTTGCTGTAGTAAGTCTTGTCGTGATTGTTCGCTTGAAGATTCAGCTTTTTGATTTTGCTGAGTAAGCCAGTCGTTCAGTTGTTTCTTAGAGTTTTCGTACCCACTGAGGTAGTTGTTCCAGTTGGTATCAAGTGCCTGTTGGTTCTGACCGTAGTTTTGTGATGCACCCGAGCGTTGTTCTTGTGCAACTTGGCCTACTGCATCTGGAGCAGCATATAGAGCAGCCGAACTACCACCAGCACCATGTTGACCAAGAACACGAAGAAGAGACCTTAGCCCACTAGAGGCTTGGCTGTTAATCTGATTCTTGTTTGTTACATATTGCTGCTGGTTCTGGTCAGTGCTCTGGTCATACTGTTGGTTAGCAGCAGTTTTGCCACTATTAAGCTCATTCATGTTCGTGTTGTACTGATCTCGAATGTTGGCTTTAGCTGTGTTTAATTGACCAGGTAGTCTACCAAGTGCTGAGTTGATAATGTCTTTGTAGGTTTGGTTTTGGTCTGGTGTCCATGAACCGTTAGTCGCGCCAGATGTAGGGCCATCTATAGTAATAACGTTACTGCCATTTCCAAAACTTTTATTGCGTTGTGCTGGGCGTGGCCCTAGTTCAATAATTGGTGGTGCAACAGGGATTGCTTCTCCCCGTCTCCAGTCTGCTTCGCCACCTCCCTGGCTACCAGGTAACGAATAGTAGGCTTTTTGAAATATGTTTGGCATGTTCTCTCCTTTTTATTGGAGAGATCGAACTATATCTGGCAGAAGTGTTCTACAGTAATCAACTGGCCGTTCTTATAAGTAATTCCAAAACCAGTGTAAGTAATTCAGCTCGTGTAGGTGGTTTAGGCTGCTCTGAGACAGTGCTTGGGGCGCTCTGAGCAGTTTTTACTACGTTAGCACTATTATTTAGTGCAGCGTAGGTAAACACGCCTATAAGGGCGAATAAAGCGGTAATTGCGAGTGCTATTCCTACCTTCTTCATACTCTGATGTTACCACAACAGAGGTAGTTTGTCAATACTTTAACAGCTATCTACTACTTCACCAGCACCATCTAAATATGGGTGACAGTCTTGTTGGTCTTTATTAGTAAATGCAAAAATCAATCCAAGTAATGATATAACAATGAATATAATTATAATCCATGCGCTGCCACCATCGCCATCATCATAGTTGTAAATACCATCAGGATTAGCCATATATCTAGACTAGCTCGATCTCTCTCAATTGTAAATGTGCGTTAATTGTTTATAAATAACGCTCATCTCTTGTTGATCCTCTTTTTAGGAATTGCGCCTGGCTTATCTTTTTAGCTACAGCTAGGAGTAGATTGTTATCGGTGGCATACTTTTTAGCTGACCTAGCACGACAACGTGTTACTGGTATTTTACCACAAAACGGTAGTGTTTGCTACCCTACTCCCATGAGAAGTAGTGCGTTATGGTTAGCCGTACTCACATTCTTAAACACCGCAAGACCCGTATATACGTTAGCCCTCGAAGTTGTCCAGGTAATTGTCGTATCGTTAGCAGCGAGAGCAGTTAGTTCTTTCACTACCGAGTGCATATAGTTACCACCACCAGATATACCACCTGTTGTGAAGTCAGGGATATAACTGTTTGTTGCACTTACCCACTGTGCAAGGTTCGACGTACCACCTGCAAATGCTAGGGCTAAAGCTGGCTGAACGGTGTTTGTGGGGCCAGTTGTAGCTGTGGTTGAAAGAGATGTAGTCGGGCTACCTGTACTGTTGCTATCAGTTACATCAAGGGTCGGTGTGCCAGTAAAACCTGTGTACTCAACTATCCCTATAGTGAGCACCCTCGATGTAGTCTGAGAATAGGTTACAGTTGTTTCTGTGCCGTCAGCAATTTTATAGTAAATAAATCCAGAACCACTGTTAGTAGAAGCTACTGCTTGTGTCCATCCCGTCATAGTAGAGCCACCACCTGTTGTACCACCACTGTTCACATAAGCTACAAGTAAGTTGCCCGATGTTGTCGCTGTTGGGAAGGTAGCGGTTATTGAAGTTGAACTTGAACCTGTGTAGGTGTTTGCGCTCTGTTTATGAGTGTAGGTTGTAGCTGAGGTATAGATACCAGAGTTGCCTGATACAAGTGTTGAATTAGCCCCTACAAAGAAGTTAAGAGCCTGGTACATACGAATATCTTGTATCTTGAGGTAATCTACGCCTGTAATTGCTCCGCCTTGAGGCTTAGATAGATAGGCTTTTGTACCGCCTGTACTTGATACAATTTGTAATCGTCCATCACCGTACACGCTCAAACCGTTCATCGTTACTGTCGCGGCATTTGAGCTTGACTCAGTAAACGTATCCGCTCCTACTGTTTTCGAGCTAAACACGGCGTCAAACTGAATACCTGTTCCGTTATCAAGGATATTATTGCGGAGTTGCGACCAGTAATAACGACCTGGATTTGGATTAGTTGTTGTTGAGTCGCCACCTATTGTAAGCGATGCTGTTGAATCAAATAATGCAGATGTTGTGGCGGTTTGTGTCGTCCCTATTTGTGTCCACGAGCTAGGCATAGATGCATTATCGGCAGCATAGTAGAATTTTACATAACCTGTAGATTGCTCCCTAGTAAATCGTATCCAATAAGTTGTGCCAGCCGATAAACCTGTAGCCGATAGTGTTGCCGATGAGGTAGCAAGGCTAGAGTTTGCACCAGTAGTTGATTGGTCAAGCACTAAAGCACTTGCAGCAGTCATGTACAATCGCCAGGTTTGCTGACTACCTGTTGAATTGTATTTAGCAGCTAGACGCATTGAACCCGATGGAGCAAGCGTGTCAAAACTCATTCGCTGCCTAAAGTCCATGTCTCCTGTTATCGAGAGTGCTGCCGAGTCTGGTGCGGACGCGCCGTAGTTATCGCCTGGCATATACACATAACCATTTGCTGTACCTGTTAGAGTTGGGGTGTTTATTGTGTTAAGCTGCTGCCCTGCGGTAATTGTTAAGAGCCTGCCTGAACCGATATTGATAGTGTTGATTGTGCAAGTTGAAGTAATGGTGATACCAGCATTTGAATTTGCCACCGTGTAGTTTAGTGTGCCAATGATTTGACCCTGTAGGTCAATTGACCTATTGATGGCTTTTATACTTGCCAAAGCTACTGTCCATGTTGACGAAGCCGCTGACCAAGTTAGACCTGATGTAGCAACCGAAATGAGTACGTTGCTGTTCTCGTGCAAAAGTGATATTACACTTGTTCCCCAAGTTGCAGAGCGGGTAAGTGAGCCTGATGTCACAAAACGCCCAATGCTCATATTGTAGTTAGATGTTGCGAATGAGCCAGTAATAAGGTTGAACGATATACCAGTAGACGCAGGCACATTCTGCGTGAAAGCATCCGCCAGTGTATAAGTCCCGCCAAAAGCATTGATTCTAACTGTTTGATTGGAGGCAGCAGGGAAAAATGTCTTTCCGTTTGATGTTATGGTATGCGAGCCACGCCCCATAAAATCAATGTTAAATGTATTTACTGCAGCGCCCCACGTTACGCCGCCAAGATTTAATGACCCATATATTGAGAATATATTAGCATTAGTATTTAACGTTATTGTACCAGCATAGTTTGTCATATCAATTGACTTGCCCAAACACAGAACATTAGTTGAGCTAATCGAACCTGATGAGGCATTAAGAACCACATCGTCTTGTGGTAAAGGTACACGAGAAGTCCATCGTGCAGCTACGCCCCACGCAGAACCATTGGTCGAGTCACGAGTTTGAGTGGCTGGGGTGGTAAATGTGATGCCTGAGTTACCTTGTCTATCCCCTACTGTCGTACCCGACCAGGAGGCTGCTCCAGCTCCCGTAATATCCATAAAGTCTACGTTAGTGAGGGAAACGGATGCCGCCGTAATCGTGCGAGTCGTACCAAGTGTATTCGATTGTATAATTACCCTATTAACGGCCGAATTGCCTGTTGCCGTAAAAGTGCCCGTAACTGTTAACGTGCCCTCTAAACCAAGACCATCGGTTAATGACGCTGTTCCTGTAACCGTAACATTATTCCAGGTGCCACCAGAAGCGATAGTACCAGCACCGCCGCCAGTGTAGGTCAGCGATGAACCATTCATATTTACGGCTACGTTCACACGAGGGTTCACCCCAGAAACAGTAATGCTGGAAGTGTTAGAAGTCATTGTTAAGTTAGTACCAATAACTGCTATTGGCGTAGATGAACTTGAAAGCGTAATTGTACTTGATCCTAGCGTCAGTGTTCTAGCGGTACTACCAGATGTACTAAGTACACTACCCGTCATTGAATAGTTACCAGAGTCAAATGTACCCGCTGTAAGGGTGAATGTACCTGACCATGTTAATGCGTCGCCTAGGATGTAACTTGAACCTGCACCGTTTATTGTGATATTAGGCAAAGTTTTACCACCTGTTGTAATAGTTTGTTGCGTTGCAGAGGTTGAAACAAAGTTAATCGTTCCTATACCAGTAAGGGTAACGCCCATACCAGAGCCTAGTTTAATGGCTACATTGCTCGCTCCAGCCGTTCCATCACCTATTGTAAGAACAGAAGTGGTAGCAGCAAATTGTAAAGAATCTACAAAAGCCCCGCCAGCACCATCCACACAGTTAAGAGAGCGACATACAACGCTAGTAGAAGCAGGGATAGTAACCGTACCATGTCCAGTGGCATTATCAAATATAACATCATCAGCTGCCGTAGGGACTGCTGCCCCACCAGCACCGCCTGAAGTCGTAGACCACTTGCTACCTGCTGTCGCATCCCAGTTAGCAGAACCACCAACCCAATATCTGTTCGCCATTAGACCTCCTCTTGAGTATCAGGCTCCCCTTGAATTGGATTCTGTTGGTTTGCTACCCAGTTGTCGTAACGTGCTTGCATTTTGGCTTCACGTTCAGCCTTTGAATCTGCTCGTAAATCTGCCATTGAAGCGTATACAATAGCATCACGGTATATGACGTTACCGTTCTCGTCTTTTACTGAGAAATCTACTTTTGGTGTTTCGTCAAACATATTTACTCCTTATGGTGCTTTGTAACCTGACGCTGAGACGTACACGGTTGTTGATGATGTCCCACAGGCAAAATAAAGTGCGGTGTTAGAAGATGTTACAATAGGTACTTCTAAGTCGATATTTGAACCACCGCCTGCAGGAGCTATCGTGTACCAGAGTGTTGAACCAGCGTTACCGTCCTTTAGGGTAATGAGGGTTGCCGATGAGCCAGTGTTTGCTACAGATATATTCGTGATGTAATTCTTAAGACCTACACCTGCTGCTGCGACAACTGAAGTATCACCCGTACCTGCAACTGAAGCATTACCAAATACATATGTGTCTGATGGGGCTGGAGTGACGAGTAGGCGACCAGATTTTGAGGTTGCTATAGGGTTGTAGTCACCATCGTTACTTGTGAGTGTTGCCATAGCATCATTCCGAACGCCTAGTGCGAATACACCAGTGTCGCCCGATGTGTGAGCGGCGTCTTCTGCTTTACCGAGGTTAGTAGCACCTGTACCTGGTACAACTCTTGTGACATCAACATCTACACCGTTCGTAGCGTCACCATACATGCGGTCCCAAGTAGAACCGTTATATACAGTATTGCGGTTCAATACTGCTATTTTATTCGCTGTGGCTGATATTGCGGTGGCGTCGGCGTTATCTGCAAGCGAAGCTATGGTTGTGCTAGAGTCGTTAGCGTATAGGGTTGTTTTTACAGCACCACGGGTAGTCAGCTGTATGTCGCCACGTTGACCATCAGTAAGGGTCGGCATGGTGGCGTTATACTTACCGCCTACTTTAACGGGATTGCCAGAGTCAGCCGCTCCTGCTGCGACATCGCCTGAAGCAATGGCTTTTTGGGTACCATCTGTAAGTTTGGTGTCAATATTGCTGAGTGAAGTGTTCCCAGTGTCTTGTTTGGCACTTGTTGCTGCGCCTGTAGGGAGTGGTAGTGAAGCTGCTGATACGGGCTGAGTAGCTTGATAAAAAGTACCTGTTACGGGCATGGGGTTGGTTGAACTTACGTCACCATCGCTCACGCCATCTGCGCCAAGTGTTAATTTAATTCTTTGATGTTGTACACCGCCTATGTCATCACTTGCAATGCTTGTGCCTGAGCCTGCGGTTATCGAAACGTTGTCTGCCATTATTTTCTCCTTATGCTGGCTTTGTTAATGCAAGTAACAGACCATATGGCTGTCCTGCGGTTGACGGTGTTGAACCTCCACCAGTCATTGCATGCCAGGCGTTGCTATACCATGCATACAAAGTTCCATCGGAGGTGTTTACAAACAGTTGATATTCTCGTGCTCCAGTACTGGGTAGTGACGATCCACCTGTCACAAACTGCGGTATTGATCCGCTAATACTAAACCGTTCTTTCTGCTCCTCACTGAACTGAGGCATACCCGTCATCGGGTCTATCGAAAGGTTCACTTGCTTTTCCTTATGTATTTAGCTCCCATCTGCTCGCCATCTTCGTCATAAAGGTATTTGAGAGTGCCTACCTGTTTACCCTCAAAAAAGTACTCAATGGCCGTGATCTTCTTTTTTTCAGTGAATGGATCGTATTCTCTCACAGCTCTCCACTCGTCGATCTCGTCCCGTATAAGGGTGTTAACCTGCTCTGTTTCTACTCGATCAAGAGGTTTGTTGTCTTTGATTGCTTGAGTTGCTTCCTCAAGTAGTTTGGTAAGTGGGCTTAAATCTGTGTTTACGTTTACTACTGGCTCAGGTATGTTTACTACGGGTGCTTCAGCAGTAAGCTTTTGTGCTTTAATGCTCTTGTCTACCTCTTTGAGTAGATCGGCAAGACTTTGAAATTCTTTTGAGTAGTCTACCTGTTCAGGTATCTTTATATCTTGGTAGTTCTTGGGTAGCTTTTCAGCTTCCTTCAGTATCTTATCTAGTACAGCGGTAACACCTGTTAAATCAGTGTTTTTATGCGTTTTAAGGGTGTCGTGAAGAGAGTTGAGGGCTGTTACTACTTTTTCACTATCAGGCGTTCTCACGCTCTGTATTTGGTTAATAACCTCTGTTTTGGTTACTTTCCCATCAAGATAGTTAATGATAGCCTTAGCAGACTCAATAATCGTTGCCTGAATAGTATTTAGTTGCTGTGTACGTTGTGCTTCTTTGGCATCTTGTTCACGTTTAGCAACAGCTTCAGGTGATTGAGCTTCTATTTGTTGAAGTACGTCTGCTACAGTAGGCTTCACTTATTAGCTCCACTTAACAGTTACGTCACTTGCAGCACCAGTTACGATGGTAAGGCCATTCTTAAAACTTACGTTTGTAAGGTATACTCCCTCACCAATTGATGCTTTTAGAGTGCCGATTTTAGTACCAGATGCCGCCGTATTGTCATAGACTGTGATGGTTCCTGCTGCACTTGTGTTTACGCAGATACCACCCAAAACACCTGTTCCTGTAGCAACAACAGTTGTTGTAGCGGATGTGATAGGCGTGTAGTTGTATGTTCGCTCTGCCATAGTTTCCTTTCGTTATTGGTAGCTGGCTCTTTTTACCGTAGTGTTCTGGAGCATCTGCTCTACACTATCTGTGGTGTAGAGCCAGCCTTAGTTAGTTATTTAGGCTTCTCGTGTCCAAGTACCGTGTACTCGTTGTACTTGCCAGCCGTTAGTACCATCAGCTACTAAAGCAATGTAGCTACCAATAGGCTGAGAAGTTGCGATAGCGTCTTTGTTATCAGCACTTGTGAACCCGTTACCCATGATCTTGTCTGCTGCGTTAGGGCTTACGTTTACGGTGATACCTTCAGCACCAACACGAACAACGTAAGTAGTAGCAGCTACAGTTGCAGGAAGGGTTACAGTTGCAGAAGCGGTTACGTTTTGAACTACGCCGCTGTCGCCTTCGTCAAGTGTCTTAGCTCCAGTTACGGCTTCGTATTGATTGAAACCACTGAAGTTTACTAAGCTTAGTTCTGCCATTTTATTTGCCTTTCTATTCCTCTATATCAAGATCAGCAGCAGTTAATTGCCGTTGGTCTTCCAACTTACGTTCTTCAGCAAGCATTGCGTCTTCTTTTGCTTGTCGTTCACGACGAGTTTGAGTACGGTATGCGTCAGCCTTTACTTGTTCGAGTACGCTTAACTTCATGCCGAGTTTGACCTTCTTCTGCCAAATAAACTGGTTAGCTGTTGAGCTTTCCTGTGGTGTAAGTGGAAGACCTTTTAGGATCTTTTCTTCTAGAGTCAATTCTTTAGTTTCTTTTTTTGCTTCTTTAACTTCTGCCATTTTCTCTCCCTAAAATGCGATTAGTTAGTATTAAGCTACAGCGTGAGCACCAACAGCGTAGATGCGGTTAGCGTCTACAAATGCGTCGTAGCGGTGTCGGTAGTCAATGCGGTAACCATTGATTCCAGGTGGATTGTCATGAACTTTGTAGTCCTTGAGTTTCTCTGGGCCTACCAATACGCTTGGGTGCGTGATGATAAGGTCAAGAGCACCACTGGTTGATGGCATACGGCTTGATGGAACAACAACAACTTCGCAGCCGTCTACAGTTCCGAGGTTGCCAGTTTCAGTCTTTGTCTGACCTTTTTCAGATGCAAGTACAAAACCACTTTGTAGAAGTAGGTTGTAGTACTGAGCAGTCATCAAAGCTACACGACCACTTTCAGGAGCCTCACGGTTAGTAAGGTCAGCGTTGATAGCGGTGAAGTTTGTCCAAGCGTTAGAGCTTGAAGTAGCTGCGTCTGAAACGATGTCGTCTCGGTCGCTTGATGCGATAGAGGTAGCAAGTACGCTCAATCGGTAAGTGTCAATTTCTGGAACCATTTTGTTTTTAACAACTTGTGCAAGGTATTTACCAGGAGTACGAACACCCATAGTGTCTTGCATGTTTAGGTTGTCAATTGTTACTGAGAACGAACGGTCACGGCTAAGCGTGAAGGTTTGCTTCGTGTCTTGTACTTCTGTTGGCTCACCATAACGTTCAGAACCATTTGCAACGTAGTCGTTGATGGTAGGATCAGTGAGTGTGTATACGTTGATAGCGTTTACACCGTCCCATGACCAGTTTTGGTTGATGATACCTGACGTTTTAGCGCCAAGAACCATCAAGTCAGAAGTCTTTTTTTCAAACTTTGAGGCGAGGTTTACGGCCATTATGTTTTCCTTTCGGCGTTTTTATGCCGAGCTAAAATCCTGCTTCTTCATCAAAGGCTGCGACCATAGGGTCTACCTTTGGTTTAGATGTAGTTGAGGCACTACCCATACGGTCAGCATTAGCAAGCATTGTTTCCGTTGCTTTTTGTGCCTGTGCTTGTACCTTTGGAGTAACTGCCTGTGTAGCTTCGGCGATGGTTTGATATATTTCGTAAGGGTCAAGCTGTGAACCTACTAATACCTGGTTGCCTTGTGCATCTGTATCCCATATAAGAGCTTTGGCTAGAATTGCATCTGCTTTCGCAGTCAATTCAGCGTTATATTCCTTACTGTCTGAATCAAACATTGGGAATTGCTCTAGTGCCTTTTCTGCCTGGGTTTTGATTGCCTGTTGATTGTTAGCAACCTCTAGGCTGTATCGTTCCTGAGCAAGTTGTTCACTATAGGTTTCGTTTGCTTGTTGGGCTGCAATACGTTCAGCTTCTTGTGGAGTGAAGTATTCACCAGTTTCAGGGTTTACAGTTTCCAGTAACTCCTGCCGAGTAGCGACTTCGGCTTCTTTCGCCTTTATTTGAGCTAATTGCTGCGCTAGGAACTCAGGGTTCTCTAGGTTAGTTTTGAGCTCTTTGTTTTCATTTGCGAGCTTTTGAAATCTATTCTCGCTTTTAGGAGCTAAAGGCTTGTCACCTTCGGTAGTAGTGTCTGTTTCATCTGATTCGTTAGAGTCTGCCGTATCGTCAGCGTTAGATTCTTCCTTGTCTTCTGTTTCCTTTTGGTCGTCCTGGCTCAGCTCTTCCAAGCTTTGTTCCATGACGTCCTTTTCTTCTACCTGAGAACTTTCTTGTACCTCTGTTGCCGAATCTTCGGTTGCAGTGTTCTCTACGACTGCGTCATCTTTTACGGCTGTATCGTCAGCTTGTGGCATGACTATCCTCTCTTATTATTTGTTACTACTGTTTACGTCAGTGATTCGAGTGCTGAGATAGGCACTTGTGGGGCTAAACTCCCTTTCGGATGGAGAGTGGTTTTTGTAGCCCCACAGCTACCTACCGAAGCTTGTCTATCTTGGCTTTGATAAATCCTTTCTCTTGTCTTAACTTCTGAACAGCTAACTTATTTGCTGCCATAACCTGTAAAAGAAGCTCTGGTTTGTCGAGTGGTACATCAATGGAATCAAGAGATTTAAGGTGTTTAATTTGGTCATCAAAGTGTTTAATAACTTCTTTCAGTACAGGTACTTGATCTAAGATTGCGGCTTTTTCAGCCTTTAGTTCTTCTTCATCTTTAGATGGTTTTGTAGGGGCATAGTATCTACCGTGATTTTGGTATGCGTTAAATTCATCCATTTACAACCCCCTCTAGTTTTTGTTGCACTTCTTGTAGTGGTATACCGTTATTGAGGTCATCTATAACCTTCTGTATGACTTCATCAGGAGCACCGAGTTGCTGTAGGTTCTGAATGAGTGCTTGATCTTGTTCACTGAGTTGAGGTTGCTGTTCCTGAGCTGCCATTGCCTGTTGTTCTTGTGCAGCCTGTTGCTGCATCATTGCTTCTTCTTGCTGCTGCTGAAACTCTTTAAGGTCTACTTGTACTTCTTCGGGGTCTTCAACACCTGATAGCGTTACAACCTTATTCCATAAAGCAAGTACGTTTTCTTGTGGGATTATCCCTTGCAATACTGCTGAACCATCTAAGGATTCAATAAGCATCTTGGTGCTTTCTAACTGCGTCTTGTTATCTGCCATCTTTGAAGTAGATGCGTCTACATGGAAATGAAGAACAGGAGTAGCAGTGTCATAGTCAATAATGATCTGGTTTTGGTCATTGAGGAGTGTTTCATCAAATTCACCTTCTTCAGCACACTTTCGTAACTTTGCTGCTGTTTCTTCATCTAAGGTGAGTACTTCTACACCAGTACGTTCTGCAAAGTACAAGTTGATAGCTGTTTCACTCCATGATTCAAACCATGCCTCCCAACGCTTACGAATCGTGTTATCATCTACTGAAATAGAGGCTTGCTGTTGGTTGATACCTGCTGGTGTCTTTGAGAAACCAGGATTGCCTACATCTGCACTAATAGAAGTGTCTGGTGATGCTATGAGGTTGAGGAGTTGAGATTTCTGTAAGCCGTAGAGCTGAGGGTAGTTGGTAAGTGCTGAAGTATCTACTGTTAAAGGCACAATCTTAGCGTTAGGATCATCTGCTGCGTCTATAACGGCGTTTGGAGCATACTTAAATGCACCAATATTGCCGTACTTCACAACTGGTGGCTGAAGTGCAAGCGCACGGTTGTATTGATATGCCTGCATGTCAGAGTCAATAAGGTTCTGTAAAGGCCCAATCATGTCTACAATGCTTCTACCAAGTGGATTTGTGCCGTCAATGTCACCAAAGAACCAATCAACAGGCATCTTCCCTCGTGGGTCTTTGTTAATCTTGGTGCGTACAATTGTTTTTGTTGAAGGGTTGAAGGTAAAGAACGGTGCTTTTACACCTTTTTGTAAACCAGTAACCATTTCAATAGCGTCTTTTTCAGTACCAAGCTGATCTTCATGAGGGGCTTGCCCTTGTTTGTCTTTAGCGTCAGTTGCCTTCTTGATAGCCTGTAATGCTTCTACATCCCAAGTAGATTCATATGTTTCACCTCGTTCTTTTGCCTGCTTTGCAAGTCGGGCTTCTGTAGCAATCAGTTCATCTATGTCTTCTGGTTGCCACCATGTACGAAGGAATAAGTAGGGAGCGTTCTTTGCTGAGGTGATACCTTTTGGTATGTAGATGTCACCCCAATAAGGAATACTCATGTCGGTAGTGAAAGTACCATCTTTATTTACAAATGGTGTGTATGAAGCTGAATTACCAAAGGTGAGCCCGTTTTCAACAACAAGTTGTGCCTTCTCAAATAGATCATAACCGTCATTCGCAAAAGGAAGTATCTTGTTGAGATAAATGAACTCTGCAACGTGACAGAGCCATTCATATTGTTCGTCATCACACTTCACTACTCCTGTAGGGAGCTGTTGTATGACACGCTTTGGTGTCTTCTGAATGATTGATGCAGTCGTACCGTCTGTTACTTCAGGATAATCAGGGTCGCCACCTGGGTACGGTTCATTTCTAGCTATGCGTTGGTATTCAGGGAAACGATCAGTCAAGCGATCTGTATGTCGCTTTGATTCCCACCATCGCTGTACGATATTTTCTTTTGTTAGGTACAAAAAAGGCCGCCTTATTGTATAGCGGCCTACTTTTTAGCTGGCTATTTGTCTGTATTATACTAAATTGCTAGTGATTTTACAAGTTAATCTTTTACTTCTAGTTTCTCAACAGTAACTTTCGGTACATCCTGATTCAGTTCTTCTTCTTCTCGTACATCTAACTCCATTACACAACGGAGCTTACCCTTCTTATCAAACACTTGGTACATTTGGAACTCTTCACCACCAAAGTACATAGGGGCTAGCTCAGGGCGTTTTAATAGAATGTTGTATTGTCTTTGGGTCATTATAATTTTAGATGGCAATGTGCCAATAATAGACGTGTCATATTGCTTGAACGCATCATAAATAGCTTCTTTTAATTCAAGTGGTTTGCGTTGTTTGAATGAAGTGATGTCTAGTTTGATCTGTGGGAATTTGAAATCTTTAATGTTCATTTGATGTACTCCAATAAAGGCGAACCAGGCAATACAATAATTTCATCATTGTTAATACGAGTCTTTTTAAGTTTCTTACATACCACCATGCTTGTATTATCAGGGAATCTAAATGTAGGTAGTACAATGTACTCCATGCCAAAAAGTTTTTCATCCTTTATATATTGTTTAAGTTTGTTATACATTCTTACGTTTACATAAACTACCATTTAGTACTCCAATACCGTGTAACTCTTAATAATAAACTTGCCCTTTGGTGTTGTATCCCACGACCAACTAGGATCGAACATGCCCTTGTTCTTTTGTAACTCGTCTGAGAACTTTGCATATTCTTCAAACTCTTGTTTCTGATCTGCTACTTTCATGCGTATGTTGTAACGTACACGTTGAGGGCTATTGATAGCACCACCTCGATAATTGGTTTGTCTGATAACTACTGAACCGTTCTCATCAAGTATTTGCGTGCGTTCTATAGAACCATACTTCATCATATTATTCCTCCACCATTACCATCTCTGCACCGTATGGCATCTGATGCTTATTTTTAGGTTTAATTGGTACAAGCAAACCTTTGAAACCAGTGAACATCTCATCTTTGCTCACATGTCCTGCCATCTTTAACCTGTTGTAATACTCTGCTGTAACAAATATATTCATGCTACCGTCTCCTCCCCCACATTTGTTGGGCTACATTACCACTTGATGTTATTTTCTTGGTACGTTTCACTTCTGGATTCTCTGTTTGGTAGAGTTGCCAAGCTATAGCAAGTGACATAATTAAGTCGTCGTGTGCTCCTTGTTCTGCTTGAGCTTTCCATGATGTTGAGGTTTGGCTGATGATAAATGAGAACATCTCGTTAATGGTTGGCTTATCATAAATTCGTATAAGCTTGCTGTCCACAGCTTCTTTGAGCATTTGAAGCATAATAGGTCTGGTAGCAGATGAAGTAGTATACCCAAGTCTAATACTATCTGTGCTTGGGTCTGTCGTACCAATCGCTTTCTTTTCGGTAAAGATTTTATACTTGTCATTGCGATTGAGGGTGGCAAGTCTCTCCAGCTCTGCAACTCCTCCATTGTTTCTCTCAAAGGCCACAACAGGTTTGACTTTTGTTTCATCATATATCCTTTCTAGTTCTAAATGTATTTGTGGTGTCATCTCTGTAGCCAATTGTTTGGAGTGAAATACTGTGGGTATGTCTAGGGTTGTTTTGCATAAGAATTGTGCAGCACAGTAGTCTGTACCTCCCCATGATGTATCTACGCCTACAACATAAAACTCACCTGGTTTGTAGTGGCGGTAGCGTCTAAACATACCCCAACCTCTGCTTCAAGCTGTTCAGTCTCTCAACATCACCAGGCTTACCATGACCGTTCTTAATACGGTTCTTGATTTTATTGTGCTGGCGTTTGTAGGTTTTAATACTCATATTAAACTTACCTGCTTACTTTCTTCCTCTAACTTCTCTAGCCAATACTTAATCCTAGCTTCGGCAATAGGTATATATTCTTCGGTAAGTTCTACACCTTCTACATATTCCCAACCAGCTTGTAGAGCTCCTATCATTTCAGAGCCACTACCTGAGAAGGGTACAAGTAGTCTACCGCCTGTTGGTGGTTTGATTAGAGTTGCGAGGTATTTGGTGAGGGATAGGGGCTTAACTGTGGGGTGGTGATTCTTGTGACTTGTTCCGTTTGCGTAAGGATTCACGTCATAACCAAGTTCTTTGTTGCCAGTTAATCCAGCACTACCTTCTTTTCTTCCAGTTCTTTCTGAACCACTTACCTCCTCAAACCCCTCTAGCCCTGCATTACGTTCTCGTTTACTTGCTTTAGCTGTATAGAAGTAGCGTGAGGCAGAGCCGTTATCGTTGTATGCAGTCCAATTAACTTGCTTGCTTGAGTTTTTCCACATCGTACCTGGGTTTTCAATTACACCAGACATTGTAGAACCCTTACTATTCGGAAACACCGCCTCTACTTCATCAGAGCCGTCATGGATTAGATTTGCAGGGAAGCGGCCACCAGTATCATCACCAGTTCTACCTCTTACTGGCGTAGAGGGTAGTGTAACTGTTTCATAATCTGACTTATCTATTGTTCCACCACCATCTAAACTATCCGATGTCTTTACCCTACTCCCATCTATATTCAACCCACCAGTACCCCATTTAAGTACGTTGTTAGCTACTGTACCGTCTAAGGGTTTACGAGCTAGTACACAAGGTTCATGAGCTGGTTTAAGAGCTGTGCCGTAGCCCTCCCATTCGGAAGTGCCTTTGGTTTCTTCAAACGGCTTATCCCATACATAGCTGTCGTCATCATAAGTGTTAGCCCCACCACCCTTATTGCCATCTGTTCTAACTCTGGTTACTTCTCTCTCATTCCCCTGTATCTTATCAACTGCCTTACCGATGTTCAGAGAT